CATAAACCAATATTTTACAACTACAATATGGACAGAACAAAAACCAGAGTTTGTAAAATCTTTAAATAAAGCAAGCAATAAATATATTAGCGATGCACGTAAAAGAGAAAAAGAATATATAAAAAAACACGGTGACTTTGGAAGGTCATATCATTCAACACCACTTACAATAGATAATGATTTTTTAGATTTTAGAAATTACATTGGTCAAAAATCTTGGGAGTATTTAGATCATCAAGGCTATGATATGTCACAATATAATACTATGTTTAGTGAGATGTGGGTACAAGAGTTTGCTAAAAAAGGTGGTGGTCATCACTCTGCACATATACATTGGAATCAGCACGTATCAGGTTTTTACTTTTTAAAGTGTAGTGATAAAACTTCTTATCCTGTATTTCACGAACCAAAGACTGGTGCAAGAACAACAAAATTAAAAATGAAACCAAATTTAAAAGGTGTATGGCCAGGTCACGAACAATTTCATATACGACCTACACCTGGTATGTTAGTTATTTTTCCAGGATATTTAGAACATGAGTTTGCTGTTGATCATGGTAAAGAGCCGTTTAGGTTTATACACTGGAATATACAAGCAGTGCAAAAGGAGATGGCTAGAGATGCTTAAAGAAATTTTACCAAACGTAGGATTTATACGAAGTAAATTAGATAAAGAAACTATGGATAGATTAAAATCTTACATAAAAAATAAAAAAGGCAGCCACAAAACTTCATTAGCTGGAAACATAAGTGGATCTTATAATTTAAAAGATAAAGACAATTGGTTTTTTGAAAATGTGTTATTAAAATTATTAAATGAATATGGAGAAGATAATTTAAATGCAATTGTTCCATCAATTTTAACCAACCACTGTCGTTATGTTTTAAGATCTTTTTGGGTTAACTTTCAAAAAAAACATGAATTCAATCCTCTTCACTCACATAACCAAGCTGTTTTTTCATTTGTGGTTTGGATGGAGATTCCATCAAGTTACAAAAAAGAAAAAGAAATTCCTTTTGTAAAACAATCAAATAGTCCTTGTGCAAATACTTTTGAGTTTGTTTACATTAATAGTTTAGGATCTATTTCTATTTATAAATTTAATTTAGAACCAGAAGATGTAGGAACTATTTTATTTTTTCCTGCTACATTACATCATCAGGTGTATCCTTTTTATTTATCTAATAAACATAGAATAAGTATATCTGGTAATATAGCGTTAGACCCAAAAGAAGTAATACAATGAGTTTTAAAAAAAATAAATACACAGTTATTAGACAAGCAATATCAAAAGATTTAGCTTCGTTTATTGCAAATTATTTTTGTATGCAAAAACAAGTATATGATACCTGCCTTCAAGCTAGATACTTTTCACCCTTTGAAAGTATATTAGGTTACTATGAAGAACCGGATGGTCAAATACCAAATACATATTCTCAATACGCTAATATGGCTATGGAAACATTATTACTTAAATGTCAACCAAGTATGGAAAAAGCAACAGGATTAAAACTATACCCGGCTTACACTTATGCAAGAATATATAAAAAAGGGGATGAATTAAAGAGACACAAAGATAGATTTAGTTGTGAGATATCAACCACTATGAATCTTGCCGGTGATGACTGGCCAATATATCTAGAGCCATCTGGCAAAGAAGGTATGAAAGGTGTCAAAGTAGATTTAAAACAAGGTGATATGTTAGTGTATTCTGGCTGTGAGCTAGAGCATTGGAGAGAAAAATTCAAAGGCAAAGAATGCGTACAAGTTTTTCTGCATTATAACAAT